TAACTAATCCAGCTAAGGATAAGATGATAAAATACGCTCCATTTCAAAAACGCGCTTCATCCTCCCGCCCGTTAGCCGAGACTCCGAAGCCTCCCCTAGTCGAAGCGAAGCGGGCTTTAATTGAAAGCAAGGAATTAAAATAGATGGCGATTGATTCAACGATTGAACTATACGAGCCAACATCCTCGCGAGCCGCCGACGGGACAATAAAAAAGATATGGGTTTATACTTCGCCGAGTGACACGATAATCGCGGATGTACAGCCAAAGGGGTTGACGCAAGCACAGATAGCATTATGGGGATTGAACGTACAAGAGCAAGATGCAAAAGTCGTCTATGATTTCAGCTTTAGCCCATACTGGGTGGTAGGCAATAGAGCCCGCGTTGACGGGGTGCAATTATACAGGATACTAGCGGTCAATATTTGGAACACTCACATAGAAGCAATCTCGGTTCCTTTGGTAGGTGCATAATGGATGCGCAAACTCGCGAACAGATAAATAGATTCAAAGAGGCGATGAAGAAAAAGTCTATCGCGGTAGAAGACGATACCGGGAAGGCAGTTTTAGCCGCTTGTGTATTAGTAGAGAAGACTGCGAAACTCGGAATGAAAACGACACAACTAGATACTAGCAAGAGTTATAAAGTAACTAAAACCAAGTATCACTATCCGTCGCAAGAATGGGATTATCCAGCTATTGATACTGGCAGACTCTGGCAATCAATCACGCATGATATTTCAAAGCATTATGGAGTTACTATCGGCAGAGTGGGAACTAACGTTGGATATGGGGCGATGCTTGAGCATGGAACGAGTAAGATGGTCCCTCGACCATGGCTTGGTTCGTCAATAGCATTCCAACGCGACAGGATACGCGAGATTTTCAAGGGGATACTTCGCGGTGAATCCCCAGATATCGAGATTAACTGATGCAAGACGTTGGCGCGTGGGTATTTTCTAAGCTGACTACTAACGCGGCATTAGTTGCTTTGCTCGGAGACGATTCACACATAGTCACATCATACCCGGATGAGGTTACAGTTTTCCCGCTAGTTATTTTTAGAGAAAGCAATCAGCCGGATGCTTTATACAATGACAATAAACCAATAGCTAACGAGTCCACTTTCACTATTGATGTTTTCGTCCGGGATGATACGCCGACTCCAATAGCGATGGCCGTATGCGATATTTTCAAAACATCGCTATGGGCTTGTCAATATAATGAGGATTCGCCAGATACGGAAACAATGGTAAGGCACAGAGTAATGAGATTTTATCGCCCGATATTTCCGGGCGATTTAGTATAGCAATTAACTAGTTCTAAAGGAGAACGAATATGGCAATGTCAAAGCATCCGCAAATAGGTATCCAGGATGTAGTTTATGCGACTCTTACGGAGTCAACCGACGTAGTTGGCGGTACCCCAACCTATGGGACCGTATATCCTCTTGCCGGGGCAATGAAGTTTAATACTAAGCACAACGGTTCTGCGGCAACACTTTTCGCCGATGATGGTGCGGCTTTCTCGGCGACCACGGTAGGCAAGACTCAGGTGTCGTGTGAGTTTTACGATATTCTGCCCGACGCCTATGCCGCAATTGTTGGGATATCAAGAGCTAATGGTATCAATGCTGATTCGTCGCTAGATACCGCTCCATACGTTGCGGTTGGATACAAGTCGCTAAAGGCTGGGCTTGATTCGAGCGGCAATCCTGTCTATGTATATCGATGGATTTTGAAAGGAAAGTTCACTAAGGCCGACGAAGGCGGAGAAACCAAGAAGGATACGCTTAACTATACTTCGGTAGCGCTCAATGCCGAGTTTGTTAAACTCCAGGCCAATGGGTATTACCAGACCTCAATTAGGACTGATGATACTGCTGTTTCTTCGACGACTGTTACTAATTGGTTTAACGCTCCTGTAATTTCCAATTCTGCCGACCTTAATGCGTTTACGCTCACGAGCGCGGCGGCTAGCATTTCTACCAAAACATTCACGCTTACTTTCGCTAAAGCTGGCGGCGGGACGACTACGGTTTATGATGGTGCTTCGTCTAACGTGATAATATCGGTGGGCTCTACCGGGACGCAAGTTGCGCTTACTACGTTTACACCTGGGTCCGCAAGCACTACGCCGACATTGGCAGTGGTCACTTCGGCCACTCTTACGGGCGTGCCGTATACCATTGTGGTAACGGCTGGGCTGCATGACGCTAGCGGAGTGCCGTGCGTACAAAAGGTTATTACTGTAACGCCAGCGTAATTAGTTAATGCGGCCCCTTCCGGGGCCTAAATAAATGGGGGCACTATGTCTAGTTCGGATGCACTAAAAAGAAATACTGTCAAGCTAACTCTCGGAGACGTCGAAGTCAACATTCATTATGGGATGGCTTCGCTTTATTATCTTAGCCAAAAATACGGGCAAGATATTCGCGAAGTCTTTGGGTTTTTATCCACGGCCTCCACCAAAATGGATTCCGATTTTATCAAAAGACTTTCGGACATTGTATATGCTGGATTGTGGGAGCCCGATGACGAAGGTGAAGATACGTCTGGATGGTCAACCTTTAAGGTAATGACCTCGCTTGATATGTCTAATATCCCTGAAATAATGGCGGCGGTTACTACGGCGGTGCAAGCATCGTTGCCGCATGAGGATGACGTAAACCCTCCCAAGGGGGCGAAAGCTCCCAGGAAGAAGGCTGGAATTGGGGATACCTCTTCACCTCCGCAAGAAGCGAAATCGGAATAACGGCGCGCGAGTTTTGGCGGATGTCACCGAGATTATTTGTAGTTATGATGGATAAAAAAAGGGAAATTGATTTAGCTAAAATCAAGCGGCTTGCATTTCAAACTGCGGGCGCAGTATGGGGAAAAGATATTTACGAAGATTCTAGCGTTTCATCTTCTTACGATCCATTCGACAATATTTGACTAGGGCGTAAACATGAGCGATGACTATGAAATAAGCGCGCAAATATCCGCAGATACCTCGGGATTCACTAAGGCCATTGAAGAAGTCCAGGCTCATGTTGACACATTTGCTACTTCATTGTCGTTATTGTCCGATACGACCAAGAAGTCAACCGAAGATATGGCTAATGGGCTTAAAAGTGTCGGGGGGTCGGCGAAACAAACCGAAAGCGAGTTTTCGTCAGCTACGGAAGGTATTAAAGGTGGGCTAGAATCTTGGGGTATTAGCCTAGACAAAATGTATGAAGAGGGTTCTTCTATATTTAAGAAGTTCGGAATTGATATAGATCAATTTGCCTCTAAAATCGGAACCACTGGTCCCCGGCTGGCTACAGGAATCGGAATAGGGTTGGTCGAGTTTGAAAAACTAAAAGAAATAATTTCAGAGACTACGAAAGAGTTTGCCGAAGACGAAACGGCTGAACTTAAGTTTACTGGTGCGATGAGCAATAATAGTAATATGACAAAAGAGAACCGAGAAATTCTAGAAGCTTTTGTGGGCTCATTGTCAAAAATGACAGGTGAAAGTATTTCGGCGACTCAATCTCAATTAACTATGTCTGTTGCCATGGGCAGAACTAATGAGCAAATACAAAGAATGGCGAATACTGCATTAGGAATGGCTAATTCGGGTATTGGTTCTTTTGAAGGCAATATGCAAATGCTCAATCAAACCCTTGAGGGGAGCAAAGGAAAACTTGGAAAATATTCTGATGAGGTAGCGATATTAACTAAAAACCAACTAGAACATGGTGATGCAATAGATATATTAGCTAAAAAGTATGGGGATATGGCAGACACTATAGAATCAAGCACTGCCGTTTCAATATCGCGTAACGAACATGCATGGGGGGAATTTTCTTCTATGTTGGGGTCGTTTTTCGAGGAAACGATAAAACCACTCCGCGATGGAATAACATCTATTGTTGATTATCTAGTAGCTCACAAGGAAGAAACGATCGGGGTGATTGAAGGAATAGGAGTAGCTGTTAGTTTTCTACTAGCAATGATAAACCCAATATTAGGCGGAATCAACTTGCTCGTTGTTGGTTTTTTTAGCATATCCCATGCCGCAGGGGGACTAAAAATACTCTGGCTTGAAATAGAGCAAGGGTTTTTAATCATCGTAAAAGGAGTTAGTGACGCAATTTCTGTTATGGCTAACGGAATTATAGGCACAATAAATTGGCTAACAGGGAAAATAAATGTAGTGCTAAAAGCATTACATCAAACATTGCTAGATCCTATATCAAAGGAGGATGCGTCTAAAGCATGGGGTGTCGATGATGCACTAGCTAGCGTCTCTGATCAAATGGCAAAGGCGAAATCTAAAAAAGAAGAATCCCCCCCGGCCGGATTGAAGTTCACGCCGGAAGAACTTACGAATATCGAAAGTATGAACAAAGCGCTTGAAACATATAACAAAACATTAAGTGATATAGCCAACGAAAGCGCAGATGATCTTATGTCCCCCAAGGATGCTCTTGATGCAAACATAAAAGCCGCAGAGGAATACGCCAAGGCGCTATCAGATGCTGGAAATCAAGGGCAGGCGGCTCTCAATGATCTAATGCCCAAGCTGGAAGCATTATATCAAAAGCAAAAAGATTTAAACCTCATAAGCCAAGGAAGCGATGTTAATATAACAAGAGACCAAGTAGCCCTTAATGCAAACGGGATGCTTTCTCCTCAAGATTTGGCTCTCAAGTCGCATTATAATAACCCGGCTAATTTCCAGGGGAGCAATAACCCTAATTACGGGAGCAGGGATAATTCAGCCATAGGCCAATTTAATGATATGGTGTATGATTTTAAGGAAAAAATACGAGTCGCCGGTGTTAATTTAGCCGATTCATTTGTGGAACTAAAAGTAAAAATATCGACACCGGGCGAATCTATAAAACAAGCGCTTGCTAAACTTGCAGTATCATTTGTTGATTTCGTCAAAGACGTAGGTGCCGAAGTAAAAAAATCTATGGGAACTTACATATCGTCGGGGGTATCTTCGGCTAATTCTAAAATAGCCAAAGACTCTTCATTGACCGATGCGCAAAAAGAGAAAAAAGAAAAACAAACATCTGATGCGGGCGATTTGATGTCTAATATAGCTTCGCAGGGCGTAGCAATGGGCACAGCCATGTGGGCTATTAATAAAGTATTGGGGAAGATGTTTGAAGTTTTAGCGCCAGTAGTGGGAGAGATATTAGAGCCGCTCTCTGACGCTCTAGAAAGCGTCGGCGAATTAGCGGGGGAACTTTTAGTCCCCGTCTTTGAGTTGCTGGGTCCCATTATTAAATTCTTAGCTGATAGCATTATGGGTCAAGTAAATGCGATAAAGGGATTTTTTAACGGGATTATTGATGCCATGAACTGGGCACTTGACTGGATACCAGGATACGACGATATCCCAAACATTGGTGGAGGGGCTACCAGTACGGATTCTACTTCTACTTCGAATGCTACCTCGTTCCTTGGTGGGTATGCAAGCGGGACTGATTCTGCGTCCGAGGGAATACATTTAGTCGGCGAGCAGGGGCCAGAGTTGGCATATCTACCGCAAGGTACTAAAGTAATGAATGCGAAGGACACGGCGAGCGCCCTTTCAAAATCTACCCAGATAAACTATAATATAACAACTCCGAAGCCGTTAAATGAATCGGCGATTGCGGCTATGGCAAGGAAAACGCAGAGGCAAATGGCTTTTTCGGGTGCAATATGAGAGTTATAAACTATACGAATCCAAATGCTGGCAGTATAACATTTTCATATAATCCTTACTTAATCACTTCACTTAAAGGGCTCGATCTAGCTAAAATAAACAACCAAACGCAAAAGGGGCCATATCAGGATGGGGCTACCCCTATTGATCAGTTATTTGAGGTTCGTGAGGTTGTTCTTGAGGGCGCGATCAATGCTCCCCAAAATCTAGTAGCGATTGATGGATATAAAAGAGCTATGCTATCGGCATTAAATCCAAAGGCTGGGCCGGGTATTTTATACTATACAAACAATATTAGAACATACCGACTAAAAAATGTAGTTGCCGACGGGCCGATATATTCTAATAAAGAAGCAACGTCCCCATTCCAAACGTTTCAGATTACTTTTTATTGCAATGATCCATATTTATATGATTCGTCTGATACAAATACCGCGCTAGGTTCGAGCACAGCTATTACTAATTCTGGCGATGTAAACATGCCATATGTTTTAGTTATCGCGGGGCCATGCACTAATCCAGTAATTACTAATTCAACGTCGGGAAAGTCTATTTCTTATTCTGGCAGTTTGACTTCAAGTCAGTATTTAACAATAAGCACAGCCTATGGCAACATATATGCAACACTTAATACTAACGGTACGGTTACTAATGCGATGGCATCTTTTACTTCAACGACTACGTTTTTTTCTTTAGGTTTGGGGATATCAAATATAAATAAATCTGCTAGTTCGGGAACCCCTATTGCAACTATGACATATTCACCTAGATACATTGGAGCATAAATGGAAAGTGTCGGCGTCTACATTTACGATTCTAATATAAACCTTCTTGGAATTATAGACAATCCCGATGATTGCGTGTTTGGTAGATTGTGGTATGAACTTGGCGAGTTTACAATTAAGATAAATATAAATGCAAACACAGCTAATGTAAAATATCTTGTCAAAGGCAACATTGTTTGTATCAATAACGACCCATATAAGGCGGGGTTCATTACCTCGGTTACTAATGAAATCGGCGAAGACGGTAAAGGATCGCAAATAAGAACAGTTAAAGGGCAAGAATTAAAGTCTATGTTTAGCCGTCGTCTTATTATGCAATTAAATACTGCCGACGGATATTATTATCTATCGGGGAATGGCGAAACTTTATTTAAGCAACTAATATCTGATCAATGCGGGCCTACGGTACATTCTTCGGCAATAAAAAGAAAGTTCGCTAATTTGGTTATTGCTACTAATCAAAACCGTGGCGGCCAAGGCTTAATAAACGAAAAATATTCTAGCATTTACGATAAGTTGTCAAGTCTTGCTATCCAGGGTAGCATGGGATGGTATTGCTATCTTGATTTCGTAAACAAAAAAATAGTTTTTGATGTTGGAATTATTATTGATAAAACAGCCTCGATAGTATTCTCTCCTGATAGGGATAACTTAAAAACTGCTTCTTTTGAAGACACGAATAGCGAATACAGAAACGTAATATATACAGGCGGATCAGGCGAGGGCATGAATCGTCTTTTCCATGTTTCCTATGCTAGCTCCGAACCTTCCGATCTGGATAGGTGGGAATATTTTGACGATCAAAGCAGTTTGACTACCGATGCACTCCTTGCCACACAAGGGGCTTCGGTTTTGGGGCAATATTCGCAGACATATACAATATCAGCGGAAGGGCTTGCTAAATCTCCGTTGGTATATGGGGTAGATTACAATCTCGGAGATAAGGTAACATTAAGCGATGGTGATACTTCTTATACATCTGTCATCATCGGAGCTAGTGAAGAATGGGTCAATGGGGATTACGAAATATCGCTTACATGGGGGAAGCCGTATCCAAGTATAACTCGCCAATTATTTGAGACTGCCAACAAGGCAAAAATGGCATCTTCTATTTCAGAGTCCGGGAAAAATATAAACACTTCGTCTTCTGCTATATCGTCATATGATATTTCTTCTGGAAGTATAACTACAAATATCGGGGATTGCATTAGCAAGGAAATCGATATTACGGGTACGGTAACTGCGAATAGAACGGTTACGCTGTATCTTGATACTTCTACCGGAATAGGCAAAAAAGAATATTCGATAAAGTGTTCCGCTATTTCCAGCGGTGGTAACTATACTTTGACATTAACTACCGGGATAACAGCGACCGCAACAATAATAGTATCGCTACCAAATGCCGCCGCTTTGCAAACAATCGGAATAGGAGTAGATATTTCCGGGAATGTCTACGAAACATCTAACACAATGGTATCTGGTACTATAGCTGGAGTTGCGGTAAATGTAGTTGCGGCAAAAACCAGATCTTTCGCTACATCTGCATTAGCATCAGCCGCCATTGGGTTATATGATTATGAGTTGGCATTTTGTGCGCAAACTTGTACGGAGTGGAAATGCGGTCTATCCGGCACCAATTTCGTCGATACCGGAGCGGCGACTCCTTCCAATTCCGGCCTTGTTGCCGCCTATCCTTTTGATGACGTACCGGATATACCGGATAACGCGGCAAGTGCCGACTATATACGGAGCGCGTTCACGGCGGCGGACATCACCACTGGTAGCGAGAATGGGAAATGGGCTAATAGTGTTGGAATATATAATACCATTATCACTCTTGATGGATCGATGCTTAAAATTGTCAGTACGAATGGCGGGGCATGGATTGCCCGGCTATTGGGATTCAATCCAAAATCAAAGCATTATCGCCTAAGATTGATGTCGCTCACTGACTTCACAGTATACGTTAATAACGACGGTTCGGCTAATCCATCCCTGGCGCTAAAATCCGGAGTATGGACCAACTTTGACGGCTTAATGAACAATGATGGAAGCGCGGGGTTAATTGACCTCGAAGGCAATGCTCCCGCGACCATCTGGATATCAGCAGCCTATATCGGAGATGGCTCCTACCTCTCCGGAACTCCCCGCGATAGCTCGGGAAATAATCACCACGCTCTCTCCGCAAAAAACATCGTCCCTATTTCTGCGGCTAATGGAGGCGGGCTTACTTTTAACGGGGTGGACTCGGAAATATCATTTGATGATTCAGCGCTTCCAATGGGAGCTTCTCCGAGAACGATACTCGTGTGGGCTAGATCATCCACCATCGATGCAGCATGGAGGCGATTGGTTGCATATGGTACAGCCGCGACTTCGCAGGCATGTAATTTAACTTTTAACAATGGCGGATTTTATTGCGATTTTTATATTACTAGCTATGGAATACAGGCGACAACATACTTGGACGGCAAGCTGCATTTGTTTGCAATGACCTATGACGGGTCAACATTAAAGCTCTTTATCGATGCCGTAGAATTGGGATCGTGGCCAAATATAACCCTTGCGACAGTCGCGCATACACTAACGATTGGCTATGACTATTGGGCTGGTGGCCATTGGTCCGGAGATCTTCGCAAGCCACGAATACTAAATTACGCAGTCGGCGCGGCTGAGATGCGTGGTTATTATCTCGGCCTCGATACCGACGTGGTGGCTCTACCTATATATCAGATAGCTACCAAGGCATCGTCATATTTTATTTCTTCATCGGCTTCGGCGGTAACTAAAAATCGGCTCGGAGTTGTGATACCAAACTCGATTACATTTGCGGCTTTTCAGACTATTAACTCTGTTGATTCTGGGTATGCTGGTAGATTTATTATCTACGAAGATGGCGTAGAAAAAGATCGCTCAACCGCCAATGAATCTTCAAGAGCATATCCTCCATATACCAATCCAGGGATTATCAAAGTAGAGATGTATGCGGCTGGCGGATTTACCACGCTACTCGACACACTTACGCTTTCGGTGACGCAATCGGATGTCGCCGCATACCTCGGAGCATTTGTAGATTCGCATCCTGCTAATTATATCAATGGTGATTGGTGGGTTGTAAAAAGCTCGGCGACTACACCGACTATCCAGCGAGGCGTTTGGTATTCCAATTCTGGCACGCCGACGAGAATAAGCGCAGTATCGGGAGAGACTGGATATACAACCGACGCTGGACTTTTGGCGAAATTGCAGACGGCATTTAATGATATTGC